ATTAGGTATTACAAGAGCTCAAATGCCTGAGCCTCCAACTTATAACGTGTATACAAAAGATAATATCTATAATGCTAAGGGACATTCAATAGGATTCTGTAGTGACCAAGACGAATCTCAAAATGCGTTTACACAAGAAATAATATCTTTAGCAACGGAAGCAGGTGAAACCTAATGGCTAGTTCTTGCGTAGATAAAAGAAGTCAAACAATTATTAATAGAGAAGCTATTAATTCTGGTCCTATTACAAATTCTGATGGCTCATATACTTTAGCAGCCATTGACGTTTTTACTGCAGACCTTACTGAAAATATTTTACAACAAGGTGAAACTAATCCTGTTGCAATTGCATTTAATAAGTACGATAATTTTTATGATGTAAACGAGTATTTAAATACAACTTTTAAAAGTTCATACGGTGCTGAAGGTTATCCATCACTAAATAATAGATGGGAACGTGGTAATATTACAAGTATTGAATTTGCAGATTTTATACAAGCATTTAATTATACACCAAATCAAGTATTAAATCAAGCACCAGTAAAATTGCTTAATGACTTAGACAAATATTACGCTGGTGATATATTTGAAAGTATTTTAGGTGGTTTCTGTAAGAGTATGCAAAATCTGTTTAATCAGATTGATTCATTCTATGATTTAATTGGACAAGTTGATGCAATTATTACTGACGCTAAAAATCTTTATAAGAAATTAAGTGCAGATTATGAAGGTCTTCCAGCTTTTGTTCAGCAAGCAATTATTCAAAAAATAATTGATGAAGTTGAAGAGAAAATATTTAATGTTATCGAAGAAGCTTGGGCAAAGCTTGAAGATGCTATTAATAACTTTAAACCTTCAGAACATATACAAGATTTTGTTACAGCTATTGATAAAGAGCATACAAAATATATTATGACCGTGAAAGAAAGTTTGTGTGAAGATTTAAGTGACGAAGAAAAACTAAAAATTAAAGATAAAGTCAAAGGCTTTATAAATTATGCAGTTGGATTATTTGATAACCTTGATTTAGAATCAGCTCAATTCTTAGTACTTAGATTCTGTGCTCTAGCATCTAATATTGAAGCACTCATAAATGAAATTAAAAACCCATTAGATGATTACGGTAATCGTTACGAAAGAATAGTTAGAAGACTTCAAACAATTTCAAATGCTAATACATCAACAGCAATTCGTAATGGAGCTATAAGATTTTCAGCTGAACAGAGAAGAAATGACATAAATAGATTACAAGGGGATTGGAATGGTGAAAATGGTGTTAAGAGATTAACACCAACTGGTGAAGAACCAATTATTGTTGAACCAATTACAGCTGATGATTATGAATCTTTACCATCTTGTGGAGCAGTTTTTAAAGGGTCCGCAAGTGAATGGAAAGTGCAAGGTAAAGTTTTTGATGAAAAAGAAGGTATAGGCAGAAAAGCATATACTAACGTAGATTTAGACGTTAAAGTTTATTTAAAAAGATTACAATCAATTTATGGTATTCAGTTTATAATTACTAATGGTTGGATAAATAAAACATATAATGAAAATTTAGAGCCACCTGGGCCCAAAGATGATATTCACATGGGCGGACTTGTTATAGATATTAAAATGGATAGTGTTTTTAAAGAAAATCCAGGTAGTTTAGATTGGACTGAAGTCTTTACAAATAATGCTTTAAAAAGTGGATTTAAATATATTGTAATTTATGACACACATATCCATTTAGATATAAGAGAAATACCAAGATGACAATTAATGTAAAAACACCTATAAGTAAAAAGCCAAACTTATATAGTGACTTTCATAAAGATTTGCGTGTTAGTCCTATATCAAAAGATTTAGCTTTACTTAAAGATGAAGATGCTGTAAAAGAAAGTATTAGAAACTTAATTTTAACAAATCCAGGTGAAAGATTAATGCAGCCATTTATCGGTGGCGGTATTAATGCATTATTGTTTGATAACATTACCCCAGCAACATTAAAGAAAATAGAAAATAGATGCAGACAAACAATTATAACATACGAACCAAGAGCTGAACTTATTGATGTGTCAGTTTCAAGTTTATATGACGATAACCAAGTAAGTGTTGTAATACAATTCTACGTTCGAAACGTAGACAGACCAATCACACTTGATTTAATTTTAGAAAGGATAAGATAAGATGGCCAATCCAAAAACTCCAATTACTGAACTGGATTTTGACGCAATCAAAAATCAGTTTAAATCATATTTGCAAACGCAGACTCAATTCAAAGATTATAATTTTGAAGGTTCAAATATGAGTGCATTACTTGATGTACTAGCATTTAATACTTTCCAAAATAATTACTACACAAACATGACAATGAATGAGATGTTTTTAGACTCGGCCGCCCTAAAGAACTCAATCGTTTCTCATGCAAAAGAATTAAATTATATTCCTCGCTCTCGTAAATCAGCAACAGCTACAGTTCGTGTTACTATTACTGATACAGAAGAAACAAATACTACAATTACAATTCCAACTTATTCTACATTTACAGCAAATTACCAAGGTGAGTTATTTACCTTTGTAACTAACGAAACATATGTTGCAAGAAGAATAGCACCCGATACATTCGTAGCAGATAACGTACAAATTTTTGAAGGGTCAATGTTGGCATCATTCCAAAGAGAAGGATTTATTGTTGATGCTGATGGAGTACTTCGTGTTCAATTAACAAATGACGAAGTTGATACAGACTCTATCGTTGTATTCGTTGACGCTGAAGAAACAGAAAATAGAAATATATTTACTCGTGCTAATACAATTTATGGTGTTAAACCAGACGATAAAGTATTTTATTTAGAGCCTTATTTAGATAACAGATATGCAGTTTATTTTGGTAAAAACGAATTTGGTTTACAACCAGAAGAGTTTGAAGATGTACGTGTAAGATATCGTGTATGTTCTGGTGAATTAGCAAATGGTGCAGACTCATTTAGCGCAAGTTTTATTGAAGGTGCAACTATAGACGTAACAACTATCAATGCAGCAGCTGGTGGCCAAGAGCGCGAAAGTATGGAATCTATTCGATACTTTGCACCTAAATCGTTAGCAGTCCAAGAGCGCGCAGTAACAACAAAAGATTATGAAATATTATTACAACAAGCATTTCCAGAAATTACAGCAGTAAGTGCTTATGGTGGTGAAGAACTTGACCCGCCTCAATTTGGTCGTGTTGCTGTTTCAGTTTATTTAGATTCAGAAACAACAAGTATTAGTTCAACACTTGCAAATACTTATATTAACTATTTGGCAGAAAAGAGCCCGTTAAGTATTGAACCGATATTTGTACAAACAAAATTTGTATATGCAGATGTTGTTGCTGATATCGTTTATAGTAATAAGAGTACAGAAAAATCAAAAGACGAACTCGAGTCATTAGTACGAGCTGCAATTAATGATTATTCAGAAAATACATTAGAAGATTTTAATACAAAATTACGAGGAAGTAAACTAACTGCCAAAGTTGATGCTGTTGATACTGCAATACAAAGTACAGGATTAACTATTATGCCAATTATTGATTGGAGTCCAGTTGTTAATACTCGAGTAACACCATCGTTTAAATTTGAAACTGAATTAGTTAAACCATATCCATTTAGAGAAGCAAACGGATTTAGTGAATATAAACCTGCAGTAAAGAGTACACCATTTGATGTAGATGGAACATGTGTTTATATACAAGACGACGGCTTAGGTAATTTAATGTTTATTGTTGATGATGCAACAAATCCTTCAATATTTAAACCTAATGTCGGTACTGTTGATTACGTAAATGGAATAGTGACTTTAAATACAGTCGAAGTTGAAGCATATGACGGAAGAGCAATTAAAATAATGGTTCGTACTAAGAAGAGTGATATATCTGCACCGCAAGGTCGTGTGTTTATTATAAGAGATGATGATGTAAAAGTTAATTTAATAATTGATGAGAAACCAACTACTGGTACAACTGCTTCTTCCTCTGCAATTGGAACACTAACAAATAATAATTCAAGCAGTGGCAGCGGTTATTAATACAGGAAAATAAAGAATGGCTGAAAATTATTCGCAGATAGAAAAGACGTTAAGCTTTTTTATTAATCAACAATTCCCTGCTATCTATCGTGAAAGTGGGCAAGAATTAGTTCAGCTAGCTCGTGATTATTATAAGTGGATGGAAACAACATCCAATCAATCAACTTATGTATCACGAAGATTTTTTGAATATAGAGATATCGACACGACAATTAAAGATTTACTTATTTTCTATAAAAACAAATATTTAGCTGACCTCGAGCTAAAAGAAAGTATCATACCATTTCTTGTTAAAAATATATTAGACCTTTATCGTAGAAAAGGTACTAAGGCTGGTATTGAATTATTCTTTGCAACATTCTATAAAGAGTATGACATTGAAGTATTTTATCCATCTACTAAAATGTTTAAACCTTCAAACTCTGAATGGAAAGAAGGCAATTTCCTTCAGATGACTCCGAACGATAATCTATTTACTAGCCCTTTAGGTGTTCAATATAGTTATTCTGATTTAATTAACCGTGTTATTACTGGTACGATTTCACAAGCTGAAGCTTCAGTAACAAAAATCAATTCAATATTAATTAATGGTAGATTTACACCTGTTATTTACATCGATAACGTAAAAGGTGTATTTGAAAAATATGATACTATTTACACTAACATTAATAAAGAGCTTGTAGAATTTGGTTCTGTTAATGGCTCTTTAAGTGCATTTACAGTTACAGACCAGTTCGAACCGGATCGTACTGTTGGTGAAAATGTTTTAATTAAAGCAACCGAAGGAGACGGAGTCGGCGGTGAAGGTATTGTTACTAAAGTAAGTGGGATTGCTCCTGCTGTTGCAAGATACGAAATTGATAGCGGTGGTTATGGATATACAGTTGCAAATACAAGTCTTTTAGTTTCAGAACAATCTATTATTACAGACCGAACCAATACTGTACAATTTGAGCCATACGAAAGATTAAACGACACAAATGGTAATGAAGCAATTGTTATAGGACAAAATGAAACTAACATTGGTGTTAAGTTTACTAATAAAGTAAATACAAACGGTTTTGACCAAACGCGTGCAATTTCTACAATGGACAGAAGTCCAAATATCAATCTTACAGTTGCAGGTATTCAACAAAACGTTTCAGCTTTTAATGATTCTTCTCCAGGTATTCTTTATCCAGACGGTAATCCACAAAATGCTAACACACAAGTTATAGCAGAACTTTCAAATGTAGAAACAGTCAATTTAATTACAGATTTAATTCAACCACATTTAACTACACAACTTAATGCTGCAGACTATGAAGCTACTGCACCAATGTCTGGTTCAGCAAGTCCAGTTACTTTAGCTACACCTTTAGATGAAGCGTTTGACATATCAGGTATTCAAGTTGGTAAAATTACTTTATTTGAAAATATTGACAAAGGTGCTAATTACGATTTTGATATCTTTGCTAGAGCAAAAGATGATTTAATTTCTAAATTTGATAAGAAAGGTCAAGTATTAAGATTAAGTAATGCAGGTCAAGCCGCTTTATTTAATAGCGGTGAAATTATTACAGAACAAAATACTGGTACAACTGCCGAAGTAACTTCTATTGATATACCAAATAATGTTCTTTATATTTTGCCTAACTCGTGGAATGGGCTTTCTGGACTTAACGATATAATAAGAACTAATAATGATGTTTTTGAAGTTGCAGGTGTTTCAATTGATTATTCAAGTAGAGCGTATGGTGATAACGCAGTTATTGATGCTAGAGCAGTTTACGAAACTGGATATATCGAAGAGGTTGCAGTTAACAACTCTGGATTTGCTTATATTACTGGTCAAAAAGCTAATATATACAATCCAGCCGATGAAACATTAGAATTAGCTGCTGGGACAGTTACAGCAGAAGAACAAGGAAAAAATAAAGGATATTGGAAAGATTTTTCATCTCACGTTGATGGTTATATAACTCAAACTGCAAATAGTCAAGCAATTGATAGTTACTATAGCGCTGGTATAAGAATACAAGATAGTAATTTCTATCAAGAGTATTCATATCAAATTAAATCAACTATTGATAAAAGCCAGTACGAAAAATTACTTAAAGAAAATGTTCACCTCGCCGGTTCAAAAATGTTTGGTGATTTCATTTATAAGTATGATAATACTGGAACAACTAAAGCACGATTTTTACGACTATTTAATGACGATGGAAGGGGTTCGCCACTCGACCGAGCGAACACAGATATTTTAGAGGCGTCAGTAACAAACTATACTGTTGATAGTACCTATGTTACTGCCGACCATGAACCGGCATAATAAATATTTAATAATTTAAAGGAGAAACTGCTGTGGCCAAGCAAGTAATTAACATCGGTGCATCTGCGAATGATGGGTCAGGTGACCCGTTACGTAATGCGTTCGATAAAGTCAACGACAATTTTAACGAAATATATTTTAATTTTGGAACTTCAACAACACTTACTAGTATATTTGATTCCAATGGGAATTTAGATTTATATAATAAACCACACAAAATATCATTTTTGTATTCAACGGAAGCTGAGCTTCTTGCAGTAAGTCCATCAACTTATCATGGAGCAATTGGCCACGCTCATGATACTGGTTCTCTATACTACGCACATGGTTCATGGAGAAAGCTTTTAGCAGATACTTCTGGTGGTACAATACTAAATTATACAGACCCACTTGCTCCTTATGTTTATGCTAATAATGTTACTAATTCAGAAACATCTGATTATGTATTAAAGACAAATGCTGATGGTACATATACTTGGGTTGAACAAGCAAGCGGTGGCGGCGGTGGCTCATATAATGATGCTGCTGTTGATACTCATTTAAATGTTTCAGGCGCAGGTAGTAACGAAGTATTACAATGGAGTGGTTCTGATTATCAGTGGACTGCATTACCAAGTGGTGGTTCTTCTGCTAATACATTTGGAACCATTGCAGTTGCAGGTCAAACTAATGTTGTAGCTGATACTGCAACAGATACACTTACTCTAGTAGCTGGTTCCAATGTTACAATTACAACTGATGCCAATGCAGATAGTATTACAATTAATGCTTCAGGCGGTGGCGGAGGCGGTGGTACTGACCTCAACAGTTTAACAGGTGGAACACTTGATGTAGCAGCAGATAGTATTGGATTTATTGATGCTGATGATTCCAATAATTCTAAGAAAGACACAATCGCTGATTTAGTTACAGCAATTGCAGGAACTGGATTATCTGCATCAAGTGGTGTTTTATCATCTACAATTACACAATATGCAGATTCTAATGTTGATTCTCATTTAAATGTTTCAAGTGCAGGTTCTAATGAGTTTTTACAATGGAGTGGTTCTGATTTCCAATGGGCTGCAGCAGGTGGCGGAGGCGGTAGTGGAGCATCTCGTGTATCAGAAGCAGAAACAACTGCTTCAATTGCAGATGGCGCTTCAGGTTCTGTTGAATACGCAACATTAGGTAAGTCATTCGCTTTACAAAAAGTTACAGTAGACAAAGAGTGTTGGGTTAGAGTATATTCTGACACAGCAGCAAGAACAGCAGATGCAGGTAGAAGCCAAGGAACAGACCCTTCAGATGGTTCTGGTGTTATTGCAGAATTTATTGCAACAGCTTCAGGCACAACAACATTTAAAATAACCCCATCAATTATGGGTTGGTTAGATAATTCAGAAACTGAAGTTCCAGTAGCAATTCAAAATAATTCAGGAAGTGCAGGTACAGTTACAGTCACTATCGACGCATTAAAATTAGAGAGCTAATTAAATGTCTAAACGCATTCACAATTTAATCCTACAACCAGGAACAGATGAAGCTTCATTCTTAGCTAATGAAGCAGCTGGTATGGAAGTTCATTGTAACTTTGATATGTGGGATGGTATTATTGCCATGAAACTCACAGATGAAGAATGCGCTCAATTACTTGAAAGCGATAAAGTAATTGAATGTGGCCCAGAAAGAGATGTTGTAGATTTAGTATCATATCCAACATCCACACCAAGATACGAAAGTAATACAGTATCATATAGAACAAGATATATTCCAAGCAGCGGTAATGGCGCTGACCATACTGGCTTAAATATGTTTTTTACAAGTGAATTTGACCCGGCTGATGGCACACAACCTTTTGGCTTTTTTCAGGGTTCTGAATATCAATTTGATGACACAGTTAAAAGTAATTTTTTAGGAGAATATGTAGATATTGTTGCTATTGAAGCAGGTAGCCCGGCTTCAGGTAATGCTGGTCACGAAGACCATGTAGATTTTGAAGAATGGGATTCTACTGATTCTAAATTTATTCCTATGGATTGGAGCGAAACTTCTGGTTCGATGACTTCAGCTCGTAATAATCAAGTTACGAATAATAATACTAATTGGTTTAGTTCTCATGCAATTGGAGTATTAAGCGCAGCAGGTGGTAAACATTGTGGTTGGGGTAAAAAATCTACATTAAGAGTTATGTATCTTAGTGATGGTGTTACTACTGCTTATTATACAGCATTGCAATGGCATAATAGTAAACCTGTAAATCCAGCAACTGGCGTTCGTAATGCAACAGTTGTAACTGGAGCATGGGGATATTCTGGAGTTGAACACGAAAAATTCTATCCAATGGATAGCATCAATCAAATTGTAGCTTATGACGAAGATGGTAATTCAACAACAATAAATCGTGGTGATGTTCAAGCAGCAACTTGGAATATCACAATGACAGCTTCAGGTTCAAGCGCATACGAAGTTACTGGTGAAGATAGAGTTTACGAAGGAACATCTGCAAACTCTGCTATTAATAATAGAGGAATTGTATGTAATCCAGGAGATACTGTGATTATTGACAACCAAGCTTCTGGTGGACATCCATTGTATGTCAGAACTACTGGAGGTAGTAATGTTCC